TCGCCGTGCTTATCACAAGCGGTTACGATCTCGAAGGCGCGCTAAAAGCCGGCTTAGCAGCGGTACTGCCGCTGATTTACGCCTGGGCAAACACGAAAGACCATAGGTACGGCCGCAAGTGAGCCGCGAAGTCAGGCCAGTACGGTTACCAGCCGACCTGGCCAACGTGACACCAGGCGAAATCCCTGCCTACCTGCTGCGCTCAATTAGGCCCTACGGCCGGCTGCACTGGCTCGCTGCACAAGCATGGGAAGCAATGCGACGCCAAGCGCACGCTGATGGCATCAGACCATTCAAACCAACAAGTCATGGCGACACATACCGCGATTTAGCGACACAAGAGCGTGGCTTTCTCGCTCGATACACGACAGCGCCGATTGCCAACAGCACATCAATACGCACATGGAAAGGTCAACGCTGGTATCTGAAGCCAGGACTAGCACCAATGGCCGTGCCAGGCACAAGCACACACAACCTCGGCCTCGCTGTTGACGTGTCAGAAGCCTCAGGCGACCGCCTGCAATGGATGGAAGCCAACTGCCTGACATTCGGCTTTAGTTGGGAATTCAGGTCTGGGGCCGAACCTTGGCATATTCGATATTTCAGGGCAGAATCAATACCGCCCAGGGTGCAGCGCTGGCTCGACACCCATGCAAACTGAAATCACCGTCGCCATCATCTCAGCCGTTGCCATCGTGGCCGCTGGCGTACCGGCCGCACTCATCGAGCGCGCCCGACGAGAAAACGCCGACGATCACGCATACGTACGCAAGATACTGACTAGGGTAGAAACCAAGTTAGACAACCATCTGGAGGATCACATCAATGGCTTTACGCGACGAGATAAGTCCGAAAATAAACAGGCTTGATGAGCTTGATGCATGGCTGAAAAAACAGTCAAACCGCAAAGAATGGGCAGACATCATCTTTGACGTGCAATACAGCTCTGGAGCTGTTGCCAAACTGTTGACCAAACACGGTTTCAAAGCCGACTGGAATCTTGTCTACCGCTTCAGGGTGCGTCATGGCGCTAAGTGACGAAGTCAACGACCTGCAAACAATCGATCAGCTACGTCAAGCGCTCAAGCGTTCGAATGAGCTGAACATCAGATTAAAGCACAAGACCGGCGAACTTGTCGCTGCTGTGCATCAGGCCGCCAAGGATGCTGCCCTGGCTACGCCACCAGTAAAAGTCAAACCGCCAGCCAAAGACACACGCAAAGGCAAAGCCGAAGTAGCGCTCATTCATTGCACCGATTGGCAGCTCGGCAAAAAGACGGTCAGTTACGGCAAACAGACCTGCGGTCAACGCATCGAGCAATTCATTGACAAGGCTGTGCACATCACCAACATTCAACGCAAGCACCACCCGGTGCGAGAGTGTGTGCTATTCCTCGGTGGCGACATGGTTGAAGGCCTAGGCATCTTTCCTGGGCAAGCGTGGGAAGTTGACGCACTGCTTTATGAGCAGCTGTTTGAGACTTCTCACATCATCTCGCAAGTGATAACAACGCTGGCGCATAACTTCGAATCTGTGCGCGTGGTATGCGAGTACGGCAATCACGGCCGCATCGGCCGCAAAGGTGAAATGCCAGCTGGTGACAACATTGATCGGATTGCTTACGAGATTGCGCGCAACAAAGTAGGGCACCTGGTCAAAGATTGGCAATCATCAGATGCCTGGTATCAAATTGCCAAGATTGGCAACTACAAGGCGCTACTCGTGCACGGTGACGAGGTCAAAAGCTTCGGTGGCAATACACCAGCCTTCGGCATCCTGCGTAAGGTCAACGCCTGGGCAGGTGGCGTCATCGAGGACTTCCACGACTGCTACATGGGCCACTGGCACACGCCAATGTCACTGACCATGAGCAACGGTGGCCGCATCTTTGTGACCGGCTCACCAGAATCACATAACGAATACGCGCGCGAATTCGTGGCAGCCACCGGCATACCGTCACAGCGCCTGCATTTCATTGATCCAGACAAAGGCCGGGTGGCAGCGGAGTACGTGGTATGGCTCGACTAGAGCACCCTCTCGTGCTGGTTACGTGGCATGACGCCCACACCATTGACAACGACGAATGGCACGAACTGGCAGACCTGACGGACGAGCCTTGCGTCGTGCAATCGGTTGGCTGGCTGCTGTCCAAGCGAAACGCCAGGCACCTCATATTGGGCCAAAGCCTGACCGATGACAAAGGCGTAGACAACGTGCTATTCATCCCCACCAAAATGGTGCGAAAAGTCGTAAGGCTACAAATCCCCCACAAGCGGCGAAAAGTCCGCTAAGGTCGAATCAGCCGTTTGGAGGCGGCCAACATGACCACACTGATTACCTATGAAATACTCACTGGTTTATGCCAGGAGACTGGACAGCAATTTCATCTCGTAGTATTTCGTGACCAGCAAGGCGCCGTATTGAAGGCGCAACTGCGTTACCGATTCAACGCGGATGACGACTGGAGCGAACCATCGAAGCTCACCCACCAGCCTCCCGTAGATCCCGTTCATCCGAGCGTCGCATGAATCCGCTTGTAACCATCTTTGCTTCGGCACTCTTTACCGGCGCGGTAGGAGTGATGGTCACGCAGGATCCAAAAGTGGATACCTGGGGCCTCGTACCTGCCTCCACCGTTTACTCCCCGGTGGAGGCTGGTACGCCACTAGCCGCGTTAGGAAGCGATTACAGCGCCCCAAACCCCCAAGTGCGGTATGAGGGCCCAGGATGCTCAGAATGGGCCGATACGGCCATTCGAGGCGGCTTTCAGCCCCATGACTTACAGACCGCCTTGCAGGTCATGGAGCTGGAGTCGGCCTGCCTGCCAAATGCCATTGGCGACAACGGCCAGTCATTCGGCCTGATGCAAATCAACGACTATTGGTGCACCAGCAACAAATACTGGCCTCGCGGCTACCTGCAAACACAAGGGATGCTCGATGACTGCGTCGAGCTCCTCGACCCACTGACCAACCTGTGGGCAGCATGGCACATTTCAACCCGGTACGGCTGGGAGAATTGGACAACGTATGCGCGCATTGTGGAATGATGTCATCTTTGGCATGATCATCATCGGCTACTTGATGGCAGCGTTGGTGTATCTTGCAGTGACACACAAGGACAAATAGCAGCATGGCAACAAACCCAGACCCAGGTGACGCGGCATACGTCGCCTGGCAGCTCACCAAAAACGGTGACCGGATGCAACAGTACGGCCACCCTTGGGATGACTACACGATGGTGCGCCGACTGTTCAGCACACTGACCAACTACAAACACAACCTCACGGTGCAAGAGGCTGCGCTATTCATGGTCTGTGTCAAATTGGCCAGGCTGATGAAATCACTTGATGTTGAAAAGATGCACGAGGATTCGCTCATCGATGCCATTGGCTATTTGAACTGCCTGCACATGATTGATGCCAAAGACCAGCTAAAAGACGCACCAAAGCACATCATCGGTGACATGGTGATCGAGTGGGAACGATGACCAGCCCACAGAAACGCAAAGGCCACGCAGCCGAGCTGGCAGTCGTCAAATGGCTACGCGCACACGGCATCATGGCCGACCGTATTCAAGCAGGTACACACAAAGACCGAGGCGACGTCAACGGCTGGCCTGGTGTCGTCATCGAGGTCAAAGACCGTAAAGCACACTCGTGGCACGGCTACTTTGAGCAACTACGCACACAGGTCGTCAATGCCAACGCCTACACAGGCGTCATCATCGCCAAACGGCCCGGTGTCACTGACGTGGGCGAATGGATGGCAGTTATGCCAGTCAAAGAATGGTTCCAACTAATGCAACTACTAGAGGACACAAACAAATGAGCTTCAACCTTGACAACTACGTTGACGTACCAACACGCCTACGCATGGCGCTTGAGAAATACCCTGATCTACGCATCCAAGAATCACAGCCAGCATTTCGTGAGGTCAACACAAAGCTGTACATTGAGATTTGCTGCACAGTATGGCGCGACAAAGACGACCCGAAACCAGTCATCGCCTACTGCTGGGAGCCATTCCCAGGCACCACGCCATACACACGCGACTCGGAGCAAATGAACGCGTCTACGAGCGCCTTAGGCCGCGCCTTAGGCATGATGGGCTTCGGCATTGAGCACAAGATGGCCAGCAAACAGGAAGTGCTCGCCAGACAGCAGGAAGTGCCAACCGTGACCGAGGTGCCAGCCACCTACGACAACGGTGACCCGGTGCCAGACCCATTCACTGATAAACAGCAGACCACCAATGTGGTGCAATTCAAGAATCCTCGCGGCAAGGCATCTGATAAACAGATCGGCATGATTCGCGCCTTAGGTCGAGGCAAAGGCTACGCAGCAGGCAAGCCGACACTTGATGCCATCATTCAAATCATCGGCCGTGAAATCAAGCTCTACGACGAATTGACCAAGGCTGATGCATCAAAGGTGATTGACGCCTGGAAGTAGTCATACGACAACTGAAGTAGGGCAGTCTCACTGCTGTGTTCAGGCCACGTGACCTGATGTAGGTGCAAATCCTCGGTGACTCATCATCATCAGTTAGCCCATTAGAAGGGCGTGTCAGCCCATGCAAACAGATCCATTGCGTGGCGAGTGTGAACCGTGCTCAACTAACGGTCGGGTGGTCGCCCGGGGGAATTCTGCCCTGAGATGGTAAGACGTAAGCAATACATACCAGAGACATACCAAACACAAACCGAGTAGCCTGACACACAGTGAGATTCGATGATGTGCGCTGAGAGCAACCGAGCGCAGCGAGGGCGCTAGGCCAAGCGAAGCGCGGCAGCAAAACCCCATGCCATCTAAGAACAGACGCCCACGTCAAACAGGCGAGTACCACAAAAACAGGCGTACCATCCTGGCCGACAAACCCCGGTGCCACTGGTGCAAACGCAGGCAGGCCACCGAAGCTGATCATCTCATTGAGATTGACCGCGGTGGCAACAACACGCTCGAGAACCTCGTGCCATCCTGTAAGCAATGCAACGGAAGACGCGGAGCCAACTACAAGGCAGCAAAACAGCGATCCAAGATGGCAGCGCGGCCAGGCGCAAAGCCAGTCGCATCGAAGCAGCGACAAAAACCGAAACGCAATCAGAAATTTTTGGATCAACATCAGTCACTGCCCCCGCGCCCATCATTCTCTTTATCCAAAGGGAAAGCCCTGGAACGGAAAGGGAAAGGTCATGACCAACCGCGAATTGAAACGATTGTCTCGGATGCGGCAGGTTCGTATGGGCCAAACGTTGCAGAGTGGGCTCGCAGGATTCTCGGTGTGGAGCTCATGCCCTGGCAGCGTCACGTGCTCGACGGTCAGCTCTCAGTCGATGCAGACGGTCGATGGTGCAACCCTCTCTCACTTGTCAGCGTTGCGCGCCAAAACGGTAAAACCGTTGCGCTCAAAGCGTTGCTCGGATGGTGGCTGACGGAATACAGCCTGGATGCCGGGCCGCAAACGATTCTTTCGACAGCGCACCGGCTCGATCTAGCAACTGCACTGTTTCAGGATTTGGCTCCGACACTTGAAGCCAAGTTTGATGTGAAAGCGACGTGGGCTTACGGCCGTAACAGCATCAAGATTGGTGACAGCACTTGGCACGTGAAAGCAGCTAGGCCATCAAGCGGTCACGGTATGTCTGTTGACCTGATTATTGCCGACGAAGTGTTTGGTATCGATTCGGAGACTCTTGACATTGGTTTGCTGCCGACGCAGCGAGCTCGACCTAATCCGTTGTGTTCAATGTGGTCTACGGCCGGCACGGAGGACAGCATTGCGATGATGCGTTGGCGTGAGCAAGGCATCCGCGCCATTGACGAACATAAAGCCACCGGCATTTACCTAGCCGAGTATTCGCCGCCACCTGACGCCGACCCTATGTCGCCCGGTGCTTGGGAATACTCCAACCCAGCACTTGGTCACACGCTCGACATACGCACCATTGAGCAAGAGGCCAAATCACCCAACCGCGCAGGCTTCCTCCGATCTAGCGTAAACCTATGGGTGCAATCAGAGCTCTCGTGGCTTGCGCCAGGCAAGTGGGAAGGATGCGCTACCAAGCTGCCTCCGCTGCCTGGTGGCGTGCTCGCAGTCGAAGTAGCAGTCGACGACGGCCGCTACGTGGCGGTTCGCTGCAACGCCAATTCTGCTGGGATACTGACTGCGACTGTCGCATTTATGTGCGAAACCGTGACGCAGGTCTGGGATAACATCCGTCAACAGATTGCGTCGAATCCTGGGCTGACTGTCGCCATCACTCCGACGCTTGATACGAATTGCCCTACTGATCTCCAGCGTCGCCGCGTGCTGGTTGGCTATCAAGAAATTTGCCGCCACACGTCAATGGTCAGATCACTTATCAATGAAGGCCGTGTTGCGCATACTGGTGAAACGATGTTGGCTGAGCACGTTGGTCGCGCTGTTGCTGTCAAGACGCCTGGTGCGATTGCGTTGAGCTCAACGAAGTCATCTGGCCCTATCGAGTTGGCTCGGTGTCTGGTGTGGGCTGTCGGTATGTCATCCAAACCTCGACCGACAATCAATCGACCCATGATTGCATCGAGCGCCTAGACTGACACCACGATGGCTATCTTTTCGCTGAAGCGCGCAGAATCAATGAGCACACGAGCACGAATCGGTGCTGCTGGAGCTGCAGGTGATCCGTATGTAGGCAACTTCATGACCTACACGGTGGACTTCACTCGCGCCCAAGCCATCCAGATTCCAACCATCAGCCGGTCACGCGATTTGATTTGTGGACTTATCGGCTGCTTGCCGATTCACCAATACGCCAAACAGTGGATGGATGACGAGTACGAGGACATTGAACTGCCAGACGACACGTGGTTTCATCAGCCTGATCCCAATGTGACGCGCAACTTCATCCTTAGCTGGACTGCCGATGATTTGTTTTTCTACGGCCGCGCCTTTTGGATTGTCACCAGCCGTTTCGGCAACGGATTCCCAGCGACGTTCACGTGGATACCGGCCAGCAATGTGCAGACTCGTGACCAGGCAGGCCCAATCTGGTTTGGCCCATCAAAAGAGGTCTATTTCAACGGCACGCAGCTGAACCCCAATGACGTAATCCAATTCCTGTCACCAATCCAGGGCGTGTTGTCAATGGGCGCTAGGGCGATTCGCACCAACATCAACCTCGACACGAGCGCCGAGCGTTTCGCGCGCAACCAAACGCCAGCCGGTGTGCTCAAGCAAACCGAAGGCGAACCGTTGAGCGCCGAGGAATTGAGCGAGCTCGCAGCCGGCTTCGCGGCAGCGCGCAACAACAACGCCATCGCAGCTCTTAACCAGTACGTCGACTGGAAAGAGTCGTACATGGATCCGAGCAAGCTCCAGTTGACCGAAGCACGCACCTACCAGGCGCTTGAGATGGCGCGTATTGCCAACATTCCGCCATACCTAGTTGGCGCACCATCAGGTTCAGGCATGACGTACCAAAACGCGCTTCAGGCACGCCAAGACCTTTACCTTTTCGGCGCAAAGCCGTTTATTGATTGCATCGAGTCAACGCTGTCAATGAATAACGTGACACCACGCGGCCGATACATTTATCTGGACATTGATTACTACTTGGAGGAAGCAAACAGTGTGCCGGAGTCGGAAAACGCTGCACCGACTCCGGCGCAACCCACGCCACAATTAGAAATCGAGGACTAAATGCTCAAGCTCACTGCTTCCGATACGTTCATCGTTGCCGAGGAAGGCGAATCGCCTAGGACAATTTCGGGCGTCGCAGTGCCCTGGAATACTGAAGCCACCGTTTCGGATGGCACCCGCGTCATGTTTGAGCGCGGCAGCCTGCCGATCAGCGGCAAGAAACCTAAGCTGCTCAAGTACCACGACGACACACAGCCGGTCGGCATCGTTACCAGCCGCCTAGACACCGAAAAAGGGATGCTGTTTACGGCCAAAATCAGCGCCACCTCAGAAGGCAACGACATGATTGAGCTCATCAAAGATGGCGCAGTTGATGCGGTATCGGTAGGCGTCAATCCGACCGACTACAGGTTCAACGACGATGGCGTAATGGTTATTTCGGCTGGCGACTGGGTAGAGTTGTCGCTAGTCACGGCACCGGCATTTCGCGGTGCTACGATTACAGAGGTTGCAGCGACCGAAGGCAAGTCAGACGAACAGGAGCTCCAACCAATGACCGACAAGATCGAGACCGCCGCAGCAGTCGCAGAAGTTCCTGCCGCTGCACCATCAGCACCCGTGTGGGCTGCTGCCAAGCGCGAATTCAAACTGCCGAGCGCAGCTGAATACATCAGCAAGATTCTCACTGGTGGTGCCGAGGCGCAACAGTTCCTCGCCAACATCAAGGCCGCTGCACCCGATGTCGTCACAAACGACACGCCCGGCATCTTGCCAGAGCCAATTCTCGGCCCGGTTTACAACAACTTCCTCGGCTTGCGCCCAGTCGTTGACGCAATCGGCGTCAAGGCCATGCCAGGTGGCGGCAAGACCTTCCGTCGCCCAGCCGTAACCACGCACACCACGATCGGCCCAAGCAACGGCGAAAACCAGCCGCTCGACTCCGGCACATTCGTTGTGTCCGACAACCCGGTCACCAAAGGTGTCTACGGCGGCTACGTCAAGCTGTCCGAGGAGGACATGGACTGGACTCAGCCCGAAGTGCTCGGCCTGCTCCTCGATGACATGGCCCGCATCTACGCCAACGAAACCGACAACGTCGCAGCTGACGCGCTCGTAACTGGCGCAACGCAAACCACGACGTTCTCAAGCCCGATGACCGACCCGGCCAACTGGGCTGCCTGGATGTACGACGCTGCATCCGCCATTCTCAGCGGTTCGAACGGCAACCTGCCAACGCACCTGTTCTTGTCGCCTGACCAGTGGTCAGCGCTTGGCAAGCTCAGCGACTCGGCTGATCGCCCACTGTTCCCGCAAGTTGGCCCGATGAACGCTTTCGGCAACCTCCAACCCGGTGGCACGACTGGTAATGCTTTCGGCCTCACGGTTGTCGTTGACCGCAACTTCGCCAGCGGCACCATCATCATCGGTCACCCGACTGGATTTGAAATCTTTGAACAGCAGAAGGGTGCAATCCAAGTCGAGGCCACTGACGGTTCGCTCTCGCGCATCATCAAGTTCCGTGGATACTTTGCCACGTTGATGATTGACGCGCAGAAGTTCCGCAAGGCCGTCTGATTTAGCTGATTCCTTCCTCCAGGGAACACTGAACGGTGGCGACGTACACGATCACCCATAAACAGGTGATTTCTAACGTTGCCATCGTTCAGTTGCTGGAGCCACTCGAATTTGAGGTTGGTCAAAGCATCACGATTGCTGGTGTCGGTGCCGGGTGGAACGCGACCCACAAAATCTTGGCGTTGCCTGAGTATTACTTCACGGGAGTCAGCCAGCAAGGCGATTACGAATACGACTACAACCGAATCATCCCCAATCAGGTGCTGTTTGCGCTTACCACAGCCGACTTGGAGCGCGCAGCGGCCACAGGCACAGCCACCTATTCGGTTACGTGCACATGGATTGTCCTGGCTGATTTAGAGGACTACCTCGGCTTCACGTTCACCAATCCGAGCGCTGATCTCGATGTTGCCAACATGGCGCTCGCAGCAGCCAACGCTTTCTGCTTCCGTAGACGCCAAGAGGCTGGGTACTGGGATTCGCCCAGCACCGTGCCAGATGGCGCTGCTCGATTAGGCACCGTGCAATACGCGGCAATCCTTTACCGCGAGCGTGGCAGCACCGAAGCGTTCGCCAGCTTCGATCCGTTGGCTACAGGTGGCCCGGTCACAGGCAACTACGGCCAGATACTTCGCCTGCTCGGAGTCGGTAAGCCGCAGGTGGCGTGATGAGCAACCTGTTCAAAGAAGGGTACGACCAGCTCGTAACGCGCCTCGGTTTGATTACCGGGCTAAAAGTGTTCAACGATCCGCGCAACATCAACGTGCCATGCGCAATCGTCGAGGCACCGAGCATTGAGATGGCCAGCAACGTTGTCGCTGACATGGAATTCCGCGTCGTCATCGTTGGTATGGGCACAGGCGACAACCGCACACTTGACCAGCTGCTTGATTTGGCTGATTTGATTCGAGGCGCGCAAATCGGCCTCAACACAGCCCGGCCAACGACCGTTAGTTACGGTGGCGCCGATTACCCTGCCTACGAGCTCGTGATACGCACCAAAGTCGCACCGTAGACCTACTAGACTGCCCACAAGGCTTGCAGCGGCCGTCAACCACAGGAGAACCGCTACATGGCCG